CAATTTTATTAATATTAATGTTACTGCACCAAGCGGTAGTGCTCCTATAAATTATTTTGCAAGTTATAATACAAGTGCTAGCTCAACTTATACGAATACGTCAACACAATCAGGAACAACATTTAATATAACCGGTTTGAATGCCGGAACTGCATATAATGTTCATGTTACTGCTGCTTACGAAACCGGCAATCTTTCTACTGTTGATATTTCGGGAAATACTACGGCTATTCCAATTACTATTGATTCAATAAATTCTGCGAATAATGAATTAACTATAAATTTCACTGTTCCTTCTACAAGCCCAACGCAATCTTTACCAACAGGATATTATGCAGTAGCTATTCCAACATCAAGTTATTTAGGACAACAACCAGTATCAACTATAAGTAGCCCTGTTTCTGGTTCAAGTAATTCTATAACAGTTTCGGGATTAACTGCAGGAACCTTATACAATAGCATAATTGTATATTCGCAATTCCCGAATATAACAGTAAACTCTAGCGCCTCATCTGCTAGTACATTAATACCTTTGCCTACAAATATAACGTTGGGTTCAGTATCCTTAACATCAATTACTGTAAATTTTACAGCTCCCTCGCCTGCGACACCGGGATTGACTTATTTCGCAGAGGCATATACAACATCTAATCAATACATAACAGATACTAGTGGCAATGGAACAACAACCACTAGTTCTACCAATATAACCTTAACTAATCTTTATACGAACTTCACTTATAATATATATGTCTCTGCTTATTACGGTAGCACAATTATAGGTAAATCTAGTTCTTATTTAACAGTTACTACAACTACAATTTCTCCTACAGCACTTTACAATGCAAATATATCATTAACAACTAGTTTATCCGTTGGATTTACATTAGTAACTGCATTAGGTGGGTCAACACCATTATATTATATAGTAAACGCATATGCATTATCTGATACAAATCATTCTAATATATTATCAACAGCACAAGGAACCAGTTCTCCTATTACTATAACTGGATTAACAGCAGGAGTAACTTATCAGGTACAGGTTGGTGCATTATATAATTCAAATGGCGTACCGTCATATTCTTCGTTTTATAATTTATTAACGCACGCTTAATCTGATAAATAAAAATACAAAATATTTATTTATCATTTACAAAAAAGTGGATATTTTTCTAATGAACATTATAAAAATCAAATTCCAAACAATCTATTTTGTTTATTAATGTATATCCCATATATTCATATTTTCTTAAAATGTCTAGGGCAACTTCCTTTTCGGTATCCCAATTTCTATTCAAATTATAATGATAGATAAAATTATCAAGCGTAAATTTTGGATACTTTATATAGATTGTTTCTTCTACTTTAATCAGATCTTCGTCTAATTTGTAATAATAATTATTGATTAGCTCTAGGCTATGTAATACTTTTTTATATCTTTCATTCGTTTGTTGTTCAACCTTAACTATTCCATAAAACCTATTTTTTAGATTGTTTTCAAAATTTTCTATTTTATTCTGTAACCATTCTATATCAGTAATGATGTCGCGTGTTATAATATTATATCCTTTTGATACTAAATTATTATATGAATTTACTCTATTTTGATAATCTTCTATTGTAACGTTTTCTTTATTTGAAACAAAATTAAAAATAGTGCTTTTATTTATTTTTTCTTCTACTACAAAATTTATTTCTAACTCTAGACTTTTTAATAAATAGTCAGGTAAAATTTCATCCGAATAAATTCCACCACGAACATTTTCAATACCAATCCATGTCATATATTTTTTAGTTAGTGTATTTATTTCAAAGTAATCTGACGTTTTGAAGGATTCGTATATTTGAATAGGCGGATTTGATTTTACAAAATCATAGAGTGTTAGAGCTTCATAAATAACATTTTCGTGTTTTTTTTCTTGAGTTATATGTAAAAACCATTTATTGTTTTCTAATTGGAGAACATAAATGGTATAATTTGTTGTCATTCTTTGAAATATATATAATCTAATAAGTATTTTATATATTTTCCTATGAATATTATTTATTTATTTATGTGTCTGGATTCCATATTGTTTGTCATAGTAGGATTCAAGCAGGCTTTCTGATTAGGAAATACTTGTCCAGATAGACATTTGTCAGACTCATTTATTTCTATGCAACCTCTACGACCTTCATATTCACCTACTAAACACCAATGTGTTTTAGAAGCAGTGATGGGATTTTGAATAGGATTTGCAGCTTTATCGGGTGCTGGTTCATGTAATTTGGTAGGAGAATTGTTTATTGATTTATCCAATGGGCTAGGATTATCTAACTTCATAGCTGCAATATCAACTGTTTGGCTAGAGTTCTTTAATAAATTTCCAACGTCATGAAGAGTGCCACCGGCAATATCAATGCCTATTTTTGCTGTATCAGTTACAACATCAGTTGTTTTGTTGATAACAATACCGGTTGTTTGGGCGAACACAGAGAAGATTTGTGTCACCAAAGGTGTTAAAATTTTAACAACGTATTCAAAAATATTGCCACCCACAAGTATGAGATTTATTCCTAAAAATGATAATACTAACAATATTATCAAAACAATAATCAAAAAGTTTTTGTTACTAAAGATACTACTTTCATTATTTGATATAGATGCTGATGAAGAAACGTTATCCATTTTTGTTTCAATTATATAATATAGGATATTATTTTGTTGATATTGTTAAGCAAAGAATATAAAATTATTTTATATTCCTATTTATGTCACAAGAAAAAGATTGTTATTATGTCTCTAGTAGAGGTATATTAAATTCATGTGATATTTATAGTTATACTCCAATTTCTAGCATCAATCAGTTAATTAATTACAATAAAACGCTGACTTCTCAAGAAAAACGACCAATCATTTATGTATGCAATTCAGCAATAAGGTCGTTTCTAAATAATATATCTGATATTAACTGTAAATTTATTTTAGTTTCAGGCGACTCTGATACTACTATTCCTCACGATGTGTTTATAAGTCAGGAAGAATTTATTAAATTTATTCAATCTGACAACATTATTCATTGGTATTCACAGAATTGCATAATTGAACATCCAAAAATAACGAGAATTCCAATAGGGTTAGACTATCATACACTTTCTCAAGGAAATTATAAATGGGGACCGCAGTCATTGCCTTTAAATCAAGAAAGTGATTTAATTAATATTAAAAATAGGGCTAAACCGTTTTGGGAAAGAAAAGTTAAATGTTACAGTAATTTTCATTTTAATTTTTATAAATTTGGGCAGGATAGGAAAGACGCTATTCAAAAAATACCATCTTCGTTAATGTTTTATGAGACAAATGAAGTTCCACGGTTGGATTCTTGGGAAAGACAATCAGAATATTCATTTGTTATATCTCCTCACGGAAACGGTCTTGATTGTCATAGAACATGGGAGGCTTTGGTATTGGGGTGCATAGTAATTGTAAAGACTTCTGGTCTAGATTCGTTATATAAAGATTTGCCTGTATTAATTGTAAATGATTGGAGTGATATTGATAAGGATTTATTAAAGGATACTATTGACAATTTTAAAGAAAGGAAATTTGATTATAACAAATTAACATTAAATTATTGGAAAAATAAAATTAAAGCTTCTAAATGATTTAGAAGCTTCGTTTGAATATTAGTTATATTTTATAAAAGTATAGTAAAATGGGTTTTTTTAATTTTATTGAGACGTTTTTCTTTTTAAGTTTAGGAATTACGTTTGTATTAATATTGTTATTGGTTTACCATTTTAAACAACGTTTAACTACTCTAGAAAATAAATGCGATACTGTTTATGAGATAATTACCAATTTAGTAAAGGAAGTATCTAACATAAGACAGGTTCAAATACAGCATCTTTCAAATAGTTTTGTTTCCGATACTATAGTTCCATCTTTTCACAACGCAGAAATAAATGGCAAGATTAAGGTATCTGATGAAGACTTTGAAGATGATGATGCTAGTGATGATGAGGACGATGAGGATGAGGATGAAGATGATGAGGATGAAGATGATGAGGATAGTGATGATGACATGCCGCCGCTTATTACCATTGAAGAAGATCCAATCTCTAATTCAACAATAAAAGTTATTAACGTTGATATTGGCGACACCATTGAAGCGGACATACTTGAAACGGAGGTTGAATCGGAAAATTTAGACAACGAGGATAATAAATTAGAGCCTATTGAATTAGACGAGGAAGAACAAATTCATGTAGAAAAGTTGGAAGAGTCCCCTGCTTTAGAGAATAGCGAATCTGATAATATAAGTAAAGAATCATCTAGAGATGTTTATAATAAAATGAGCGTTTCCGAGTTAAAGGCATTAGTAATTACAAAGGGATTGTCAAGTGACCCAAGTAAAAAGAAGAAGAATGAATTATTAAAGATGTTAGAGTCTGTTGAAAATTAAACAATAAATGTATAAAATAATATATAACCGCTTTATATATTATTCATGTTTTCTTATCCTCATTATGAAAAAATAGATTCTGCGTATCCTGTGATTAAAGAAACTGTTCCACAATCCTCTTTAGGATATGCTACAAATAATAAATACCCGGGGTTTCCTCCATTGATGAGTGATGGTAGATCAGTAACATCTACATGGCAACCCGAAGCTTTAATTAACGATGACCTTATTCAAAGTAACAATATCCGCTCTAATTGGCAATATCGCAGATATTTAACAAACAATTCTAAGGATATCATGGAATACAATTTTCGTGAATCATCTAATGATGTTGGATATTACAAACGTCCTATTGATTTGCCAAATATTCAATCCAATGCTGTATCCAATATGAACGGAACACCTTACAATTTTTCATCTATATTGGACCAATCCAAACCTTTTGGATACCAAACCAGTGATTTGAAAGAGATGTATTTATCCAGAGAGCAATTGGATGCTCGCAAAATTTCCCCTGTTATTACGCAAGCTGATTTATTGAACAGTGTAAGCAAATAAAAAATTGATTATAAGTTTTCAAATTATTATAATCAATAAACCAGTAAAATCATGTCCGATTTCAGTGACCTTGATGCTATCTATAAACTACTTAAAAATAATCCACAAATGATGAAAGAACTTCTTGAGAATAACCCTGTTTTTAGAGAAAATGTTGAAAGGGTGAAGAGTGATTATGTAGTATCAATTGAAGATGGTATCCGAAAAATAAGGGCAACTGATAAAATGGACTTTTCACCAATGCAACTTGACTATATGAAGAAACTAGCAAATAGCGATGATTTTATTAGGTCATTAGATATTCCACAAAACGTCAAGAATGATATCAATTGGATGATTTCGCGATTGAACGAACCAAATATACGTAGAAAGTATCATCCAATGTTGTTTGCTATACTCCAAGGAAATGAATCTTATATAAAAATTACTAGATATAGTGAAAAGGGAAGAAGTATTATTAATGAACTTCTAGCTGAGCAGTAATTAATATTCGTTTTAATATATATTTTTTATTCTTGTTATGCTATAAGTATGAGACTCATTAGTTTTGATGTTGGTATTAAAAACATGGCGTATTGCATTTTTGATATTTCGGGTCAGCTTTCAATAACGGGATGGAATGTTTTAAATTTATTAGAAGAAGAACCTGTTACTGAATTGTGTTCGCAAATCATACCTGGTAAAACTAAAAAGGTATTACCCAAACCATGCACAAAGCTAGCTAAATACAAAAAGAATGGGCAATGCTATTGTGAGAAACATGCAAAAAGTTCTACGTTTATTATTCCAACGAAAAAGAATTCAATGGTGTCTTTAAAAAAACTTAAGGTAGAGGAACTCATAAAACTAGGTAATTCTCTTTTTTTATTTATGGATTCTGGACCTAAGCTGAAAAAGGATATATTAGAGAAATTGGGTGAGTTTTATGAGAAAAATAGTTTTGAACCCATAGTGAATAAAAAGGCCAAAAATGCATCGGAAATAGACCTGATAACGATAGGTAAAAACATGAAGGAATTATTAAATTATACCATTGGAATTGATGAAATAACGCATGTTATAATAGAAAATCAGATTTCTCCTATCGCAAATCGTATGAAAACAATACAGGGAATGTTGGCACAGTACTTTATTATGAAAAATTCGGATATTCATATTGATTTTGTTTCTTCGGCAAATAAACTAAACCAATTTAATAAGGAACATACAAAATTAAAATCCAAATCAATAGAAAAATCTCTAGAAAACACGTTGATTACGAACCCCGATTATAAGCAACATAAGAAGGATGGACTTTTTTATTGTAATCAATTAATAGACAATAATCAATCAATAAGTGGTTGGAAAGAGTCATTAAAAATAAAAAAGGCCGATGATTTAGCAGATTGTTTCTTACAAGGAATATGGTATTTAAAAAACCGAAATATAATAACTTATGCGGATGATTTAAAAATAATATTTGTATAATTATCATAAACATGGAAGTTATCGATCTTGGATTAAGTGATTTAGAACCTGTTTCATTGAACTTTAATGAATCAAAACCAAGTGTAAATTTTGGTTCAGGTATTGAATTATTAATGAATGATAAAAAGCGCGCATCTAGTATTAATCTTGATTTAGGAGAACTTGATACTTTAGAGAGCGAATTAAATGAAATTTCTGGTGCGAATGCTAGCGCTAATGCAGGTTCTAATGGTAACAGTGATACTAAGTCATTGAGTGGTTTCGCATCTAATTTCTTTGGATTTGGTAATTCCGCTCCCGAGCCATCTAAGAAGGTTTCTTTTGACCCTGAACCAACCGATTCTAACCTTGGAAACGCAACACGAGAGAGCATTGGCAATACGAAGACATGGGATGGTTTTACTAAAATGAATGAAATTCCTGTTTCCTCTAGTACTTCTAATATGAAAATGACAGACAGAGACCGCAGACGTAAAATGCGTCATATGATTAAGAAATTGGAGGAATGGCACGCTAAGGGACTAATCAAACACAATTCTCATTTTGATTTAGACTCTAATTATGAAGAGGTAGAGGATGAGTATGAGAGTGCCATGGAAGATAAGCGTAAGAAGGATAGTATTAAGTTGCAAGGTTGGTGGTTTATGACATTTATTAACTCTATGGAGTACGCGAATGCTGCATTTAACCCATTTGATTTGAATTTAGATGGTTGGGGTGAACAAGTTAGTGAGGATATTGATAGTTACGAAGAGATTTTCGCTGAGTTACATGATAAATATAAGGGTGGTAAGTTAGCTCCTGAGATTTCCCTTTTACTGCGCGTGGGGTTTAGTGCAGCTGTTCTCAATTTCTCTAATAAGGCATTATCTAGTGCTACGCCAGCATTCAATGATGTGATTAAGCAAAGTCCTGAACTAATGAAGATGTTTACGAATGCTACAGTTAGCAGTATGAGTCAGGCATCCCCTGGATTCGCTATGGCTAATAATTTGATGCAGGAGCAGATGAATAAGCCACGTGGAATGCCCCCGCCAGCTCCTGTAGAAACCAAGAGCCAACCACCTCCTCAACGCCCTGGAATGGTTTACACTGAGACACCCAGTAACCGTCCTGATATTAATGCAGGACGTGGTGCAATGTTCCGTGAACAAGGCGCTGATATTGGTGGATACGGAAGTGTGAATGAGCCGCAAAGACCGATGTATCAGCCACAGGCACAAGCGCAGCAGCAACCACAAATGCAATCGCAGCCACAAATGCAATCGCAATCCAGACCTGAGATGAGAGGACCCCAATCCACTGATATTGATAATATTTTATCTGGGTTAAAGACACGCACAGTGAATATTCACGAGCAACAGTCCCGCGAAGCTTTAACTGTAGAGACAGTAACCGAGGATGATTCTATGATTTCTATTTCTTCATTGAAGGGAATTGATGGTTCAAGTATGCCCAAGCGCTCTAACCGTAGAAAAAATGGCTCTGCTAAGAATACAATTTCGTTAGACATATAAATTAGGGGGAACCACAGGAGCCTACGGAAACCCCTTACCCCCTCCTGTCTTTTAAAGGTATTTTAATTTCTTACTAATTTGCGTCATACATTTTATTATTCAAAAATCGTTAAATAATTCTGGGTTCCCGGTGGATAAAGCTGATATAAATCAAAAATAATATATAAAAATGCATATTATATATTATTAAGAAATGAAGATTATACCCTTAGGATTACAATGTTCAGTACCAGAAGCACTTCAATATTCTAATTTACGCGAATATTCTTATCCATTTGATTGGTTATGGACACCTAGTAAAACAACCTACAATATTTTGGATATTTTGATCAACAAAGGTATTGAAGAGGCCGTAGAGTATATGACAACTGGATACAGTTATTACAAATATCTTGGAAATGAACATTATGAATGTGTAAATGAAAAAACAAAAAATCAAATGAATAGAGAAACAGGATTAGGAAATACACATTTTGAAATCAATGAAGAATACAAATCCAAATTGCGAACTAGATTCGTCAGATTATTAAATGATATCCAATCTTCGCATCATATTCTTTTTATTTATGCAGATGCTGCAAATTCATATTTCAATTATTATTTGGATGATATTGAATATGGAACCGAAGCAACAGAATATTTAATAAAAATATATGATTTGATTTATCCTATAAATCAAAACATAGAAATCGTCTATTTTTGCTGGCATGGTAGAAGAAAGCAGGATACAGGGAAAATAAAATACTTTTCATTTGATTTTCAGGACCATTGGAGAGACGTAAGTAAAATAATAGACAATTATTTGAAGATGCGATTATATTCTGTTTTTTAATAGAAATTCCAATAAAAAAATAAATATATAATATAAATGTCATTCATTAGAGTGAAGAATAGACAAACAAACAGCAATGTATTTTTGCAAAATCGTTTAGCAACTTTTACAAGTCCTCCTATGCGAACCGGTGATTTATATGTTGAGAAAAACGAAACGGTTGGTGGCAATTTAGACGTTTCTGGGAATCTTACAATTGGTGGTGATTTAAGAGCAAAAAATTTTTATGCTAGTGGAAACTATTATTTAGACAATTATGTATTGATACCTGCAGGAACTATAATACAATCTGCTGCTACAACTATTCCAGGTGGATGGTTATTTTGCGATGGAAGTTCTTTAATTGTATTAGAATATCAGAGCTTATTCAATGCTATTGGTTATACTTATGGTGGGGCTACCACAACATTCAATATTCCAGATACCAGGGGACGAACAACTGTTGGTTCAGGAACTGGAAGCGCGTTAACAGCACGCACATTAGGTAATAAAGGTGGTGAGGAAACACATGTATTAACCACCGGTGAAATGCCATCACACACACATTCATCTAATGCTATTGGTGGCAGTATCGGATTAATTATTGCCAATGGACAAAATACAGCAACTACTGTGGATTCAAGTTCGGTTGAACCAAATATATATTCTCCACCCCAGGCTCTTACAATCAATTCTACTGGTAGTGGTAATGCGCACAATGTGATGCAACCTTTCATAGTTTTTAATTACTTAATTAAATATTAAGATAGGGAGAACCCCCGGACCATTCTTTTTCCCCTTACCCCCTCCCGCCCTTCGGGGAATTCCGATTCCTTACCTTTACCATCATAAAATTTCTTGATAAAAAAGCTGCTATAATAATTCTGGGTTCACGGTGGATAAAGCTGTATTAAGAAAAAGGAGTATGAATCATTATGCATGTTTATACATTTCTAACATCTCTTTCTTCTGCTCATCATAATCTACAATAGGTTTGGGATACTTTATATCTTTATATTTTGGGTCTTCACACATGGTTGCCCAGTTATGAATATCTTTTGCATCCACTGATTCTAATTCCGGCACCCATTTTTTAATAAACTCGGCGTTCTTATCAAACTTTGCACTCTGTATCCATGGGTTCATATCTCTGAAATAGGGTTTCATATCTACTCCAGTACCACTTGTTCCTTGCCAACCACCATTATTAGATGCAATATCATAATCCGTAAGTTTTTGTGCGAAATATTTCTCACCCTCGCGCCAATCTATTAATAAAACCTTGATTAAAAAACTTGCGGTTGTCATGCGTCCACGATTATGCATATATCCACTTGTATTTAATTGACGCATACAAGCATCCACTATGGGGAAACCTGTTTTCCCCCTAGCCCATTTATCAAAGCGGCTATTTGAATGATGCCAATGTATATGACGATAACGTTCCTGGTAAGATTGACCTACTACCTCAGGATATGAATATAAAACATGAGCGAAAAACTCACGCCACAAGAGTTCACGAATTAATCCATGGTTAAGACCAAAGGTCCGTTTTATTGCGCTGTATACTTCACGTACAGAAACACAACCGAATTTTAAATACGCAGATAAAAAAGTAGTATTGTATGAAAATGTATCACGTTCTTCGTCGTAATGTTTTTGTTGTTGAATCGCCATTTTTAATCTTTTTATGCCTTCTGATCTTCCTCCATCTACTAATATATTTGGATTCGGGTGAGTGAATTTTGTCATTGCGCTTTTTAAAGATAGCTCATGAGATAATGATTTTGTAGTTGTTTTGAGATTATTTATTTTTTTAAGAGAAGGGGGTAATGGATTCATATGTGCAACTTTTAA